ATTAAAGATGCTGTTATTGACGGTCATAAACAAATTAATGAAGCTACTTCAAAGCTTGAGTCTGCACTTCACGAGAAGGGTGTTATTGAAGAAGAACTTATGACAATTAAGTCAAATCTTCTTATTGAACAGAAAACATCTAAACTCGATGAGAGAAGCGCAAAGTATATAAAGAAAGTATTAGCAGGTAAGAGCCCAGAGTTCATTGCTGAAAATTTCGAATATACATTGAAGCTTTTTAATAAGAAAGAAGAGAGCAGACTTGAGAGCTTAAAAGAAGAAGCTCTGAAAGATACAGTAAAGGTAGATAGAGTGATTGCTGAGAAGGTTGAAAAGCCAGCAGCTGCACCATCTAACCCATATCTTTCAGAACTATCCAAATATTAATTTTTAATAAATTTAATGTTTAGGCTTTCCTGAGTTACCTGGATAAATCAAATTGATTTACCCTTGGGGTCGAACAAAATAATAAAGGAAAATATAAAAACTATGAATACAATTAAACCCTCACAGGCTTATATCGATGAATCAAGAGCAGCAGCTCTTCTTGAAAAGTGGGCTCCAGTACTGGACTACACTTCAAAGAGCGTTGCAGCAATTGAAGACTCTCACACTCGCTTAAATACAGCTATGCTACTCGAAAATCAAGAGGCATGGTGTATCGAAGAAGCAGGACCAAACACAGTACCAGCATTGGGTAACCAAGCTGGATCAACTGGTTCGGTTGGTACATTCCAGACTGGCGGTCGTACAGCGACTGGTACACCTGGAACTGACAGCTACGCGCAAGGTGATTACCGTCTTCCAAAGATCTTGATCCCAATGATTAGACGTACTTTTCCCGAGTTAATTACAAATGAAATCGTTGGTGTACAACCAATGGCAGGTCCAGTTGGCCTTGCTTTTGCTCTTCGCTACCGCTACTCAGGGGAAACTCTTGGTGAAGGTATCGATGGTAAGACAGGTGCTGGTAATGCTCCAGGTGGTCAAGCTGGTGTTCTTGCTGGCGCGGCCGGTCAAGAAGCTGGTTATAACTACTTAAACACTGCCTATACTGGTACATCAGCAGACTACCTCTCAGGTACCGGTTCATCTGCTTACGGTGTTGATAAGATCATCACTGATGCAGATAAAGGTGTTGCTGCTATCCTTGCGAATTTCGAAGTAACAGGTAATATCCCTTCCTTCGAAGTATCGTTCGAGAAAACAGCAGTTGAAGCTGGAACACGTCGCTTAGGCGCACGTTGGTCAGTAGAACTTGAGCAGGACCTTAAGAACATGAATGGTATCGATATCGATACTGAATTGACAAACGCTATGTCGTATGAAATTCAGGCTGAAATCGACCGTGAAATGCTTGTTAGAATGATTCAAGTCTCCCTCAATGCAGGTCAAGGCGCTGGTTATTCTATCTGGGCTCCTCAGTCAGCTGATGGTCGTTGGTTAGTCGAACGTAATCGTGATTTCTACCAAAGATTAATCATCGAAGCAAATCGCATCGCTGTTCGTAATCGTCGTGGTGCTGCAAACTTTGTTGTTGCAACTCCTCGCGTTTGCGCTATCCTTGAAATGCTCCCTGAATTCCAGTGGGTACCTGTTCAAGGCAATGTTAACACACAGCCTGTTGGTGTAGCTAAGATCGGTAATCTTGGTGGTCGCTTTAATGTATATCGTGACACTAGAACAGAAGGTAACAATGTAAATGATGCAGCTCGTCCTGAGTACGCGCTTCTCGGATACAAGGGACCAGAATTCTATGACACTGGTATCATCTATTGCCCATACATTCCGGTTATGGTTCAACGCACAATTGGTCCTAATGACTTCGCTCCACGCGTAGGCTTGCTTACACGTTATGGCGTTGTTGATAATATCTTTGGTGCTAACCTCTACTATCACACGATTCTTGTAACTGGACTCGGAGAAGCATTCACTCCTGCATCGCAGAGCGTATACTTTTAATCCTTGATCATATAAGATCTACAAACTTAAAGGGCTATTACTTTTGTAATAGCCCTTTTTTTGTTTATTGCTTGCTTGTTTTAATATGAACCATATCTGGATCAATTAAATCAGCTGCATACTTGTCAATTAGAGCTTGACTCGATGCTCTTACCGGGTTAATATCAATCCCACCACGTCGGGCATATAAACACATCACCAGCAATTCACTTGGATCGAATGCGTCTTGCAATCGCTTATAGAAACATTCACAAATCTCTTCATGGAAGTGACATTCATCTCTAAACGATACTACATACTTTAAGATACTATGAGCGTCGATAGCGTTCTTAGACTTGATATGAATGAAGACATCGCCCCAGTCTGGCTGAGAAGTAACGCGGCAATTACTCTTAAGTAAACCGGAGTAGAACTTTTGTTCTAAATCTCTATCACGAGCTACTGCTTCAAGGAGACCAGGCGTCTCTGTATATGTATCAAATGTAGTCTCGCTCGTATCAAGTAAATCAACATTATGATAACTATCAATATCCCAGGCTGATGTAGGGCTATGAAACTTATTATTTACACGTACCCCTGATTGAAACGATACAGCTACACTCGTCTCGAGTAGGTTACTTAAATCTCTTGAAGCGATTTCTTCAAAGTTTTTTACAGCCTCATCGTTATCGGTACCCATTTTAGTCATATTAAACGAGTTGAAGTATAGCTTAATACTCTTACTCTCGACAATATACTTGCTACTACAAGGATATACACATTTTACGATACCTGTGACTGGCTGACCATTCTTCAAGAGGAATGAACATTCATATGCGTTCCATGTATCTGATCCTACAAACGGTAGGTCGTCTTCGAAAATATTAAGATATTCTCTATTACTACTCCGTGGTTCTTTAACTAGTAAACCAGCATCATACGTACTCTTGTACTGAGACGTCTGACCTAAGTGTTTACTAATATTACTATTATCTAATTTACTATTTCCCATAATTATCAATTGTATTATATATTACTTCTAACCGTTCTTCAACTGTACCTTTTAATCTTACTACATCAATACCGTAATGATCGATAGCAGTTTCAAATAAGTTAATGATTGTATCTCTGAACGACATGTTATTGCTTCTTTCACCATCATCAACTAACGGGATATCCGGTTCCGTATAGAATATTACATCTACCTTATGCACCAGTTTCTTAAAGAGATACTCACAGTATAACATAGTCTCTGGATCTGTCTTTTCATTATGATACTGATATGTCGTGTATACTAAACCATCTAGAATACACCTATCCATAACTGCATTACTACCTTTTGTCTTCAGATAATTCTCTAAATGAGCATTAAGAATAGCTAATTGAGTCATTCCGTCACCTTTTTCATTGATATCTAACTTATACTTTCTCTTTACTAAACGCGTAACTTCCGGTATGAATTTAAAATCTTCAAATCTCTTATCTTGTTTAATAGCCTTTAATAGAGTAGTCTTACCTGTACTCTGCGCTCCCGTGAAACTAATAACCATATCCAACTATCTCCTTAAATTGTTCTGTATTGTATAAAATATCTTCTTTCTGACTGTCTGTTACATCATGATCAATTAAATCAGCTAGCATAATAGACGGCTTTTCTTGAAGTCCTAGATCACCATTATAACGAAGTTCCTTGATACCCGCGACTACTGGATTCGAAGTATCAACAGATCTAATTGACCTATCACCGACATAATGTTTAAATTCCTTAGCTAAGGAGCATCCGAGTAGGTGATGAGGCTTATTCTTATTCCAGACACCATCTGACTTAAGCTGCTCAATCAATCTACGGCGACCGTCGCCCCATCTCTCGAGCTTAGTTTTACCGCGACCGGTAACAAGATAATAACTGAAGTCAAAGCTAATAGCGATATAATCCGCAAAGTCTGACATATACCGATAACAATCAACAATTTCATCATACGTCTTACCTTGCACAGCTCCAATTTTTAACCCGGGTAGGTCAGGATATTTAGCTGTAAAACTTTGAAAACTCTCCATAGTAGCGTAACCGTCTTCAAGTACATCAGGTACAATATAAAAGCTTGGCTTTAATTCTTTTGCATACGTAGCAAACTTATCCGGATCGAACGCTTCTCCTAATTCAAAAATACTATTATCGAGTAGTACCTGTCTACCCATTTTAATTGAATTTTTAAAGAAATTATAATATTCAGGATGCGTTTCGAATAAATGAACTAACGCGTAATCGTAATCATTGTATGATCTAGACTCTTCTAGGAATGAGATCGGACTTTCATGTGATATATACATACGTATATTATAACCTATAAAACAGGTATTTCAAGTTAAATATATGTATGGCATGTAAAAATTTTAGTACCGATAAGCTGACTAATAAATTGAAGGAGATTAACCCATCGCTTATTGAAGATAAATCACCGAAAATAAAAACA